TTTCCGCGTTTCTTTCAATTAAGGACGCTATGGCTTTTTCCTGTCGATACTTCTTGATTCTCCATGCCTTTTCGGGGTTTTCAGCCTCCAGCTTTCTCCAGTAGTATTCTGGTATCGCTGCTCTCTTTCCGTTGGTAAGCTGTATGTATCCTTGCTGCCAGAGTCGCTCTTGGTTGTCCTCAAACCATTTGTCTCCGAGTCCCGGTTTCCGGCTCATTGTGCAAAATGGTGGTATTAAACCCATTTTCTGGTAACGCTTTTTGTCGTTGCCGTACAGCTTTTTAGTCACATATCCTGCAACATAATTATATGTCTCCGGTGTTGCTTGCGCTATGTCAACTGCTCCTTGCCCCCAGATTTTTATTAGTTTATCGCTTGTGTAGTGACCGTGTCTTGACAGCTTGTGTATTGGTTTTAAGTCGTCCGGATGCCATCCATACAGTATCATGTGATAGTGCGGTCTCGCTGTGTTGTCTCCGTACTCTCCTGCTAAAAAGTATCTCAGAGGCTCTTTGACGGCCTTTCTGAGCCTTTTTATGAATAGTTGGGTATCCTCTACGCTCAGTGTTTGAGCTGTTCTTGGACGCTCTGAGACGCCTTTCCAGATGTTTATGCCGCCTTTATAGATTTCGCCTGTTTCGGTGTCCTGCGTTGGCACGTGGTCATCATCATAAGTCAGTGTGATAAACCAGATACTTTCTTTGCTGTGTCCATATGCTTCTAGCTCCATTCGTGTTGACCAATCTTTGCGCTTGCGTAGTTTGCATCCGGTACATTGTCCGCATGGTATCAACATTACATCTTTTCTGTACATTAAGTCTTCATATCTAAGGTTTGTCTTATGCGTCTCATTAAAAGAGGCGAGTGAGTACACTCGCCCGCTCGCCTCCCTGTTATGAGGTACATAAAACCGGATTAACGGTTTATTGCATCCCATTTATTTACCTCTCGGATTTATGCTCATATACCCTGTGGGCAAGTGTCTTCTTGAACTTTCGAGTCTATTCGCGAGTTCATTTTTTGCTTTGTCTGCCACGGGTAAGGCTGCGAATTTTTCTTTGAGTTTGGCTGCGTTTTCTACAGCCGTTTCGGCTATGGCTTCCATGTCTCCTTTGAGTCTTACCGGGTTTGAGCTGCTCGACATGATAGCTTGTTGGATGCTTTCAGCTGCGTTTTCTGCGTGGCTCCATGCTTCGCTATGACTGCTCCAGCTTCCGTCTTGTTTGATGCCTGGTAATGCTGTTGCTCCCAGTGCGCTGCTGGATGCCATGCCCATACTTGCGCTCCCGATTGTTCCTTGTGCTCCGCTTGGAGTGCTTGCGCCGCCTTGTGTGTATGCTAAGATAGGATTGATTCCCGCTTTTCTCATGTCTTCGACAGCTCTCTGGTAAGATGTGTTGCTCATTCTCTCTTGCCATGCTCTGTTTGTCGCCGCTTCTGCCGAGTTGTAACTCATGGCTGTTTGCTGCTGGATGTGATTGTACACGCCTTGTTGGATTGCCCCTAAGGTGTTATATCCCATTTGCATGAGCATTGAGTTACGATTGTATTTCTGTTGTCCGGCCATACTTCCTTGACTTATCTGGTTTGCTAGTGCTGCAATGCTCTTGTTTATCTCGTCGTTTGTTCCGCTGCTGCTGAAACTTGCGCTGTCGCTTGAGCCTTGTGACCAGCTTGAGCCGCTGCTTTGACTGTTTGATTGTCCTTGCTGTCCGTAACTTGAGCTTGTGCCGAACAGTTTGTTTGCTGCTGCTCCTATGAAGCTTGGAATTACTGCTTTAAGGATAGGCACTCCGAGTGTTGCTAATAATCCCATAAAAATAAGCCCAGGGTTTTGCCCTGGGCTTTCCCCCTCTCTTTAGTGATGGTCTACGAGTCCTGGTATGCTGTACATTGGCATCGGTCTGACGGACGTATTATCGATGATGGTGTCCATGATAAACTGGGGTTCGTTGTCCACTGCCAAAGTTCTCTGAATTTCTGAGTCTCCTTCTTTCATCCATGCTTGACTTAAGCTTGGCGTTTCCGTGTAGTTGTCGCCGTAGTGCCAACTATCCAGCGTTCCCGTTGCGTTGCTCCGGAATTTGCCGCTGATTCTGTTTGGCTTCATGCGGTATTCTGCCCATGCTTCTTGGTAGCCAAATGCCTGTTCGTCGGTGCTCGTACCAGTGAGATACAGCTCCTTTTTAAGAATGGCCTGTTCTCCCAGATTTGCAAAGACGGGGTAGTAGAAATCCAGATTGGTTTTTCGACTCCACATCCGCTCGAGTCCCTGCTGGTAAGTATGGTCATGCCGGATGCAGCATACACCGATAACAAAGCCGTGCTCTTCGAAACTCTTAGTAAACATACTGCCGTTGTACGGTGTAACGCTTACTGCTGCTGTGTTGCCCTGCGGACTCTCTGCCGTTGTGCCGCTGGTCTGGATGACTTGGCTCATGTTGATGGTGATGCGCGTACCGCCCAGATACTCCGGGATTTGTACCGTTTTATCGCTGATTTTGGTGTGAAACAGCGAATAAATCATCTCACGGTATCTGCTGCCGCCGCGCGCCAACTGTTCGTAGTATTTTTGGACCTGGAACGCCTGTCTCAGTTGGTTGATGGTTGTACTGTTTACTTGGCTCATGTCTGTGTACAAGTACATGCTGTGGTAAGAATAGTTTTCATCTTCGTCTATACTGTAGGCGGATATTTCTAACCCTTGGTCTTCCGAGTTAGCGACGGTTGAGTTTTGCCAGAGATGTGTGACAAAATTTAACGTTTCCGGTTCCTTTGTGTCGCTGTTGTACTTATATCCATATACCGGCGCTTTTCCGCCTAATGGGATTGCTACCGGTTCCCCCGCTTTCTGCGGACTCGGCAGTGCACTGGTGAAGTAGTCATGGAATTTGTTAACAGGCAACGGTCTGCCGCCGGTGTATGCGTTCTGGAGAATGTACTCCAAATCCGGCGTTGCTGCGTCCATGCCTTTGCTCTCGTCGTCCGTATAGTTTACATTTGCGTCCGCCGTGCTGTTAATAGCCGGATTGTCCACGTTTTGGTCTCGAAACCATTCCTGCCAAATCATAGCATACGCCCGCATTGGCAGAGCGTTGACCGTGAACGCCGTGCTTTCGCCCTTGCTTATCTTGGTCGGGATGCCCATGTAGTCTAGGATGCTGCCTTCATAAGGTGCGGGTTTTTCTGCTGTGCCGACTATATTAACTTGCGGAATTGTGTACTCCTGCGTTTGTGCCCATGGACCAGTGTCGTTTTCGCCCATGAACCGTTTCCAGTTTTCCCACAGGATTCGGTTGGGTGTGAAGAAATAATAAACGTCCATGTAACAGTTATCCATGACCGGAAAGATAGGAGTTGTCATTCGGATAATAGCAGCTTGGTCGATGCTAAAAGTATCACCCGGCAATACCTCATCCACGTAAAACGGGATAAGCTGTCCTGCATTCATTGTCAGTTTGACGTCTTGCCGCCTTTTGAAGCGGCTTCGCGTGATGTCCAGTCGCGGAACCTGGTTAAATCCCGCATCTTTGTTTCTATTCACTCTTTAGCCTCCGTTACTTCTGTTGCCTCGGTTGTTTTGTTGTTGGGCTGTTTTTCTTTGTAGATGCCCAGATTTTTAGCCCATTCGACCGTGCCAAACGATGCAACAAAATTATCGACATCGTTGTTGAATTTGAGCTTGATTTCTTTTGGCACTTCGTCCCAAATCTGTTCAGCTCGTATCATGATGTTTTGGAGTTCTGCTAGCGTATGCGGCATTTCGGTAAAATCTTGGACGCCGCCGCCCAAGTCTGGCGCGATTCGTGCTGCAATGTTCGGGTCGATGCTTGCCCGTCGGATAATGTTTTCTATCTTGGTTTCTTCCAAGTAGGAGTCGATTTCCGCCTGCTGGTCAATCGTCTGGTCGAGTCTCAGTACCTTTTCGCCTTTGTCGTCGCGTTCCCAGAGGTATGTGCGTCTTACGCTTTCTCCGGCTTCGGTTGGCTTTGCTGTTGCTGTTTTTCGAAAGTTACTTACTGAGCGAAACGCCATCGTAAATGTTCTCCTTTGCTTCCGTGAAGTCGCCGTCGCGTTCGTCGAATTTTGCAAGCCGCACCAGCCTGTAGTCACTGGGTGTCTTGCTCATGATGTTGTGTTCGTCGGTCAGTGCAATCTTAAAGTTACGCTCGGCCACCTTGTCTTCGCGCTCGGTAAAGATGGTGATATAGCCCATCACGCATTTGTCATAGATGCCATATACATTGTTGCTCACAGTCGGATACCTCCTCGCATTGCGCCGCTCCCAAGGTTGATTGCCTTGGTTTTTTTTGCGGTCTTGTTGTAAATTTTTGCGTCTTTGGATTTGCGGACTTTATTCCTCTTCGCCATTGTTGATTCTCCTCCGGATTTGTTCCATCTCGATGTCATTTGCGAAAGCTTTTTTCCTAAATGCCATGTCAATGTAAAATTTTGCGTCCTCTATCGTTGCGGCTTTTTTTACGTGTTTGTATGTCGCTTCGATTTCCTTGTAGGTTCTGGCGAGTGTCGTCGCTAGCGTCGTGTCGGTCTGGTCTCTTACGTTCCAAGTTTTCATAGGCCACTCGTTGTTACTCCTCGGGCTTGTTGCCCTCTACTGCGTGATAAATCTTATCCAACATGGCTAGGATTTTGCGGATGTTGCTAAACAGCGCGTTAATTTCCTTGAAGGTCAGAGCAAACACCTCCTAAAAAATTATTTTGTATAAATGGTTTTGTAAAAGAGCACTTTTGTGCTGTTTAACTGTTTTTAGTATATATTTAAAAAAGAGGCTTGTCAAGCCTCTTTGGTTATTTTTACTGTTCTATCCAATTTTCGGGGTTGAGTGCTTCGGTTGTGCCTAACAGCTCTTTTTCGATTCTGTATACGCTGTCTTCGTCCGGCTTGTATATGTATCTGTATTTTTTGCTGTCGTAGGTTCCGCATGTAAATAGTTCTACTGTGGCTTTTTTGCTTAGGTGGCCTAAGGATTTCGTTCTCATTTTTGTTGTCCCCCTTTCTCAGATAAATTCTTCGGTTTTGTCTATCCTGTATAGCGTTACTGAGTCCACATCTGTTCTGCTTGCTACTTTTTTAGCTCGTACTCTTGCGCTTGCTGTGTAGTCAATAAACGGGTTCGTCTCTTCTCTTCCGTCCTTGTAGCTAATTTTTGCTAAAAACTTGTATTCCTTTTGCTTCATTTTGATTACTTCCTTTCTGTGATTATATTCTATCATATTTTTATCTAAAAGTCAAGCTTTTTTGAAAAAAAGTTAGAAGAATTTTGCCTTGAAGGTCATGCGCTAGGCGCGGTGCGCCGTACGAAGAGCATGACGCGACCTTTCGATTTCGCTCGCCGGCCGGCCTTTATTTGCTTTTTCAACACTTTCAACACTTTCAACAGGTTTTCCACAAAATGTTGCACAAAGGTTTTTGTGCATATTGCTACACTTTCAACATTTCAACAGGTTATCCACAAAAGTATCAACATCAAAATTAACCAAAAAATATCGTTCCAAGGATAAAAATTCATAGTTTTCAACATTTCAACACCCCCTACTACTACGACTACAACAAATTAATAATAAAATAATAATAATATCATGCGCGTGTGCGCGCGATTACGTGTGCGCACGTGCATGTCAATATAAAATAAAACACTCCGCCAAGTAGTCTTACTTGATAGTTACTTGGCGGAGTGACACCACGTGTCAAAATATGCCTTTGGCTTTGCTCATCTTTTTGGACATGGATGTTTCTTTGTCCTTTAGCTGTTCTGCGTATGGTTTATTGGTTTCCGCGTTTCTTTCAATTAAGGACGCTATGGCTTTTTCCTGTCGATACTTCTTGATTCTCCATGCCTTTTCGGGGTTTTCAGCCTCCAGCTTTCTCCAGTAGTATTCTGGTATCGCTGC